GGACATGGTGGGCGGCTCCTTTAACCGCATCATCGCCCAGAACCCCATCCTTATGGAGTGGGTCAAAGACCACGACACCGTAGAGCAGAAGACCGTAGGCGACTCGGCCATCTTCTATCGCGGCACCTTTACCCAAAAGCAGGCGATGATGGTGCCTTCCGGCCTCAACATCCACGATGAGGTAGATGCCTCCGACCCGCAGGTCATCACCCAGTATGAGACGCGCCTCCAAGCGCAGGACGATGGCGGCTGGCGGTGGTACTTCAGCCACCCCTCGCTTGCCGGCCACGGCGTTGATGTCTACTGGCAACAGTCGGATAAAAAGGAGTGGTATATTACCTGCAATGTATGTACCGAAGAGCAAACGCTTCAATGGCCAGACAATATCTCGGTGGAAGATGCTACTTACATCTGTCGCTACTGCAAAGGACCCCTCACCGAAGAAGCCCGTATCGCGGGTGTATGGAAGAACCAAGACGGCGTACCGTGGACGGGGCATATCGTAGGGGACTATAAGTTCTCCGGCTGGCATGTCTCCCAGCTCATGCTCCACAACAAGACGGCAAGCCACATCATCGAGGCCTTCAACGACCCGCTCAAAGACCAGCAGTACTTTTGGAACTATGTCTTGGGGCTCCCGTTTGTCTCCTCAGATGACCGCATCGAGCCGGCCACCGTGCTCCGCAACTGCATAGATGTCGTCAACTCCCAAGAGGGCCGCACCGTCATCGGCGTAGACACCGGCCACGGCCTGCACTATGTCCTTATGAATAAAGAAGGGGCCTTTTTCTATGACAACGCCCGGGAGATAACCGCTACCAAGGACCCCTACGATGTCATCCGCAGGCACCTCAACCGCTTTGATAGGAGTATCGCAGTCTTCGACCAAGGCGGCGACCTCATCGGTCCTCGCAAGCTCGTACAGGAGTTCCCGGGCCGCATCTTCCTATGCTTTTACAACAAGGACCGCAAGACCGTGGAGCTCGTTGAGTGGGGCGAAGGCGATGAGTGGTGGAAGGTGCGGGTAGACCGCAACCGCATGATGACCTTGCTGGTAGAACAGCTCAGAGAGGTAGGCCGCGTGCGCCTCAATGGCACGCCGGCAGAGTGGCGCGAGTTCGCAGAGATGTTCGGCAATATGTACCGGGAGCGCATCATGGTCAAAGAGCAGAGAGGCAAGGATGACCGCAGTCTCTACGGGGCCGAGTATGTGTGGAAGCGCAAAGGACCTGACCACTACTGTCACGCTCTCCTCTATGCCACTGTGGGCCTACAGCGATACGGCGGCGAGCTGGCAAAGGTAGTTGGGGACGATGTGTGGGCCGGCACCCAGAAGGGCAAGATAGTGGAGGCGGCCACTGAGCCGGATAAGAGCGAGCAATTAATAGCCGAGTTGTCCCCAGAGGCATTTGCATCCCACAACCGCGTGCTATAGTTGAGCCAACGATAGTCTCGAGCATAGTTCCTTGAAAAGTGGGGGCTAATAACATCCACAAACTATGACTACGAAGACCAAGTGGCGAATGGCTAAACTGCCTACGCCCGATGAGGTTGCCTTGCTTCTCGACAAGGGCATCCTTACCAAGGAAGAAGCACGCGAGATACTTATTAGCCAAGAAACCGATGAAGACCGGGATAAAAACTCCCTGCAAGAGGAGATAAAGTTCCTGCGCGAGCTGGTGCAAAAACTCTCCAACAGGACCGATATCGTCAAGCAGATAGAGTATATCCAAGTGCCGTACAAGAAGTACGACTGGTATGCGCCGTATCAGGTGTACTGCTCCTCTCAGAGCGGCCTGACGGGTAGCCTGACCAATACTAGTTATGCGACTACGGCCACCAATGACGCTATATATCTGACCAGTGGCACGGGCTCCATCAGCTACTCAGCGTCACCAGATTTTACGAGCATCAAGACCTTCTAATTACCTTCGCCCCCACATCTCAAGGAGCTATTTAATACAAGCTAAAACATTATCATGGCAGACCCCCAAGACCCGTTTGCACTCAATGTGCTCGGAGTCACCGACCTCGTAGAGAACCCAGTGAACAAAGTCCGCACTGAGGGCGGCTTTTCGCCTGAGGGCAGAGTCGGCGACAAGGCCGATGCGCTCGAGCTCGACATGGATGACGAGGAGTTGCTCAAGCTTCGCGATGAGCAGGAGAAGCGGTACATGCCGTATGAGGCGAAGTTTAAGCCTATCTGGGAGCGCAACTTGCAGTCCTATTTAGGCAAGCGTAAAGACGGCCAATGGCTCGTGGATGACGGCCCTATCGCCGCCAACCTCCAATTTGAGGCAGAAGAGACCTTTTTGTCTGCCGCACTCTCTAAGAACCCCGAGCCGGTGGTCTACTCCGACAACACACCTGAGGGCAATACCATCGCCAACGCGGTTAAAACCATGCTCGCCTTCCATGCAGACCAGTTGGTCCTGCGCCGCAAGCTGGCCCTTATGGTGCGCCAATGGAGTATCTACCACCTCGGCGTGCTCAAGCACGGCTGGAACCCCAAAATTAACGATGTAGACATCTCCAACCGCCGCATACAAAACTTCGTCTTTGACCCTGAGGGGTATGTGGATGCTACCGGCGACTTTATCGGTGCCCTCGGCGAGCGCGTAGAGGTAACCGCCGACAAACTCATCGAGCTCTTCCCCCAGCACAAGGCCTACATCACCGTAGAGGTGGACGGCTTCTTGGGCACCAAGGTCAAGTACACCGAGTGGTGGAGCGGTGACGACAAGTTCACCTTTACGACCTTCAAAGATAAGGTCCTCGACAAGCATAAAAACCCCTACTTTAAGTATCCTGAGGCCCTGCTCGACCCGGTCACCGGCGAGCCAGCCATAGACCCGCTCAATGGCGATGAGATGGAGAGCAAGCCCCGCAACCACTTCGCGGTGCCCAAGAAGCCCTATACCTTCCTGTCGGTCTACTCCTTGCAGGAGCAACCGCATGACATCACCTCCAACATCGAGCAGAACATCGCCAACCAGAACATCATCGCCAAGCGCACTGACCAGATTGATTACAACATCTCGGCCTCCAACAACGGCTACGCGCTCTCGGAGGATAACTTCAACCAAGAGACCGGCAAGCAGGCCGCTACCGCACGCCGCAAGGGCAATCCTATCCTCATCCCTTCGGGCGGTCCGATAGAGAAGGCCATCCTGCCTCTGCCGGCTCAGCCCCTGCCTGACTCGGTCTTTAAGGCCGTTGAGATAACCAAGAACGACCTGCGCGGCTCATGGGGTATCCAAGGCATCGCATCCCAGCCGCCGGATGAGGACCAGACCGCTCGCGGCATGATACTCAACCAGAGCCACGACACGACCCGCATCGGCGGGGGCGTGGGCGATGCCATCGAGCAGGTAGCCGACAATGTCTTCAACTGGCTCACCCAGCTCTACTATGTCTTCTACGATGAACAGCACTTTGCGGCCATCATGGGCAACGCCAAAGCCGTGGAGTATGTCACCCTCTCGGCGGCAGACATGGACCGCCAGCTCATCGTCTCGGTCTCCCCGGACAGCCTCAAACCTAAGGACGAGATAACCCAGATAAACCTCGCGCAGTCCCTCTTCGACAAGGGAGCCATCGGCCCCAAGACTCTGCTTAAGATGCTCGACTTCCCGAACCCCGATGAGGCGGCGGCTGACGGCGTGCTCTACAAGATAGACCCGATGGCCTATATGACGCTTAACTTCCCCGACTTTGCGGCGAAACTACAGCAAGCCCAACAGCAAAACATGATGATGCAGGCTCAGAGCAATGCCTCAGTGGGCCTTGGCGCAGACGGTCAGGCTCCCGAGCAGGTCACCGAGCCGCAGGGACCCAATGGACTCGCGTCAGACCCTGCGAGCGCGGCACTTTCGCAGGTACAACTCCCGGCGTAATCCACCTATCCCCAGAGTTATCCACAGCTTGACTTGCACTAATTAATCCTTGCCTCATAATCACCTTATACATGGCCCACGAAACCGACTACCAACGCGCAAGACGACAACGATTGGAGGTCAAAAAGCACGGGGTGACTGGTGCTACTCCGCGTGAGGCTCTGAAGAGAATCGCTGAGCATACGAATGCCAAGCACAAGGCCCTCAAGAAGAGGACAAAGAAGGACAAGGTAGGGGAGGACCCGAGGTTGTTTAAGCAGATGGACCAGAGTCTCCACGCTTTTGACCCTAAATAAAACCTATGTCCACCGCCAAAGCTAAAGCTCTCCATAAGAAGACAGGTCGCAAAGACCATGTGAACCTTCCGCATGTAGGCATGGGCGGCAAGTATAGCGGTATGGAGTTTATGCGCGGTGCCAAGGGCCGCGCTACCTACTTGGGTATGAAGAGGACCCGCTTGCATGAGGAGAAGCAACCTACCTCTTTTGCCAAATCGGTGCGCCGCCACCAAGAAAAATAGTATGTCTACCCCGCACTCTAACCACAGCGACAGCACCTATCCCGAGGATGGGGTATCACACTACCCGAAGAGCAAGCATCGCCGGGTAGCTGACATGCACAGAGACCAAATGAGCACGATGATGGGGCTTTTGAGGGGCCACGCTAAATCAAAGGCGTTGGGCAAGAAG